ACATCAAAAGGAAATCCTACAATTGTTTCTAATAATGTAGGTACTGTTGATTATCAAAGAGCAGAAATATTAATTAAACCCATTAATATTATATCAACATCTAAAGAAGTACAAAATATACCAATAATAGAAATATCAGGAAGCCCTAAGTCTAATGATGTTATTGGATTGCAAGATCTATACTTACAATTAGATGTTAGTAATAGTACTGTTGATATGATTATTGATAACGTTACACCTGGAGATAATACTTCTGGTACTAGTTACACTGCTACTTCCAGTTATGTAACTGGTTCTATAGCTAGATTAACTGAGGGTGAAAAGCAAAATACTTCCCTCCTCTCCTCAGATACATATGTATTAGGATCTACTAATTTGGAACTTTTAGGTGAATCTAATCCCACACCAACTAATACTACTACATCATCATATTAACCATTTTTCTTAGCAAGAAATTAACACAACTATAAAATGTCAGAAAATACAAGAGTCAAAATTAGTTCAGTTGTTAAAAATCAACTACCAGATTTTGTAAGAGCAGATTTTCCTCTTGCTGGTGATTTTTTAGCACAATATTACACTGCTATAGAAAATCAAGGATCTACTCTTGATATTTTGCAAAATATTGATGAATATGTAAAAATTGATGAATTAGTTAACCTTGTAGAATCTACAACTTTAACTAGCAATGTTGGAATAGCGAGTAATACTATAAATGTTGAATCTACTACAGGATTTCCAGATACTTATGGATTAATTCAGATTGATAATGAAATTATTACATATACTGGAATTACAACTAATTCATTTACTGGATGTTCACGTGGATTTAGTGGAATTACTTCATATAGAAGTGTTAATAAACCAGATGAGTTAGTATTCTCTCAATCTAATATAGATACTCATTCTTCTGGAGAAGTAGTTGATAATTTAAGTATTAGATTCTTACAAGAATTCTTTAAAAAGGTAAAAAAACAGATTACACCAGGATTTGAAGAAAGGCCATTATCAAATGATATAAATCAAAGATTATTCGTCAAACAAACAAAAGATTTTTATTCATCTAAAGGTACAGATCAATCTTTTGAAATTTTGTTTAGAGCACTTTATGGAAAAGATGTAGAAGTAATTAAACCAAGAGATTTTCTATTCATACCATCAAATTCTGATTATAAAGTTTCTAAACAACTTGTAGTTGAGTCTATTGATGGAGATCCTATGGATCTTGTAAATAGAAACTTATTTCAAGATGATGTGTATGGATTTCCTAAGGCAAATGGTGCTATTAGTGATGTAGAAAAAATAATAAGAGGTGAAAAGACTTATTATAGATTAAGTTTAGATTATGATTTTAATTTAGATAAAGTAAGTGGAGATTTTTCTATACATCCTAATACTAGGTTAATAAATTCTGTTTCTGTAGGATCTACTGTTTTAGATGTTGATTCTACTGTTGGATTTGGAACTACAGGAACATTAATTGCTACTTATGCTGATGGAACTAATAGTAGTATAAATTATACTTCAAAATCCCTTAATCAGTTTTATGGGTGTTCTGGAGTAGATAAAAATATTACATCTACAAAAGATTTAAGATTAGATGCTTATGCTTATGGATATTCTGGTATAGGAACTGAAAAAATAGTAAAAGTTAAAGTAACTGGAGTTTTATCTGATTTAAATTGCGAATTTGATTCCACTTATTATAATGAAGAAGGGAGTGTAATAGAACCAAAAGGGTTAGGTTCAGTTTCTAATAGTGAAGTAACTAAAAACTTATTTACTAATATTTCTATTACTTATAATGTAGAATCTATAGAACTTATTGATGATTCTAACTTTACATATAAATTAACTCTAACTGATAATCATGATTTTAAATCTGGCGATGATGCCTTAATTAATAGTCTTTCTTGCGAAATTATTTCTCTTATAAGTTCTAAAGAAGTTCTAATTAAAGGTTCTGGTGAGTTAAATGCTAATACAACATATAGAATACAAAGATTATTATCTAAATCTAGATTAAGTAACTATCCCAATGCTAGTATTTACACTACTAATGTTCAGAACTCTTATTTAGATGATAAAGATGTATATATTGCTTCCTCTTCAATTCCAAGTTACTTTAATGATGCTTTAGATATTAGAGAGACTGATATTAGTTTTTCTGGGGCATTTGAAGATAGTACTGAGATAACAATTAGTAATCATGGATTAATAACTGGAGATAGGGTAACTTATGTTAATGGTGGTGATGATAATAAGTTAGATATTGATGAAAGTGAATATTTCATTAAAAAAATAGATATTAATACTATTAAACTTTCTAAAAGTAGTGCAAACATTTCTAATGACATATATGTCTCTTTTAGTGGTACTGTATCTAATAATAAATTTGAACTTACTAGATTTGCTCAAAAATCAATACAATCTCAAAAATTACTAAGAAAAATTAAAGATCCTGTTTCATCTTTAATTAATCAATCTACTCCAAGAGGAAAAACTGGTATTTTGGTAAATGGAGTTGAAATATTAAATTATAAGTCTAATGACGTTGTATATTATGGACTAATTGAAGAAATTTCAGTTACTAGTGGTGGAGATAATTATGATGTTATAAATCCACCTATTTTAACTGTAACAGACGATGTAGGTGCTGGAGTATCTGCTTATTGTGAAGTACAAGGTTCTGTAGAAAGAATAGATGTATTAGATAGTGGATTTGATTATATTACTACTCCTACTTTAAAAATAACTGGAGGTAATGGTTCTGGTTGTATTGCTAATGCAAATTTAATTCAAAAAGAGCATTCATTGACATTTGATTCTACTGAGACTGGAGGATATGTAAATTTAACAAATAATACTATAGGATTTACAACATTCCATAAATTTAGAGATGGAGAACTTGTAACTTATATTACTGATACTCAAACTGCAATTACTGGATTATCTACAGGAGCTCCTTATTTTTGCTCTATAAATGATTCTACAACTGTTACATTGCACAGCAATTATCAAGATGCTATTGCTGGAACAAACGCTATAGATCTTACTGGATATGGAGTAGGTATTCAGGAAATAAAATGCGCAAATAAGAAGAGAGTAGTTAGTTCTATAAGTATTGGAAGTTCAGGTTCAGGATATACTAATAGATTAACTTCTGTCACTTCTTCTGGAATTAATACTGCTACTAATATTATTAATATACCTAATCATGGATATAATACAGGAGAACTTATTAGATATGATAATAAGACTACTCCTATCATTGGTCTTTCTACTTTAACTAATTATTATGTTACTGCTGTAGATGGTGGTTCATTTAAACTATCTGCTGTTGGTGTGGGGTCTACTCCAGCTAATTTCCATATAAGAAATAAAGAATATGTTGAATTACTGTCTGGAGGTTCTGGAATACATGAATTCAATTACCCACCCATCACAGTATCATTAACTGGTCATATAGGTGTATCTACTCTCTCTGGTCAAGACTTCAATGCTTCTCTAAGACCTGTAGTTAGAGGGTCTATCAAATCAGTTTATATTGCTAATGGTGGATCGGGATATGGATCAGATGATATAATCAATTATAATAAACAACCCACCTTTACAGCAAAGAGTGGTAAGAATGCTCAATTAATGCCAATTATAAGTGTTGATGGTAAATTATCAGAAGTTATAGTATTAAATCCAGGAACTGAATATAATTCTCCACCTGATTTGAAAATAGAAGGAAGTGGTAATGGAACTAAAATTATTCCTATTTTAAAATCTGGTTCTATTGAATCTGTTAGGATAGTTAATAGTGGAGTAGGTCATACATCTACTGATGCTACTATAAAAGTAACATCTAATGGTGATGGTGCTAAATTTTATTCAAATCCAAAAACATGGACTATTAATAGCGTAGAAAGATTAATACAAAACGATCAAATTACAACTGATGATGGAATTGTAAGTAATGGATTAAATGAAGATTTTGGTCTTCAATATTCTCATTTATATGCCCCTAGAAAATTAAGACAATCTGTTTATATTAAAAAATCAGTAGGTGATAGGGAAGTCTTTGTTCCTGATTTATCTGTTGATCAAGCAGGAGAAAAACCTTCAATTGCCCATTCCCCAATTATTGGATGGTCTTACGATGGATCTCCTATCTATGGTCCATATGGATATGAGACTAATTCAGGTGGACCTATTAAAATTCTTGAATCTGGATATTCTGCATCCATATCTAGTATTAGACCTAATCCTCTTACATCTACAGGCGAGCAAATATATTCCGAAGGATTCTTTGTAGAAGATTATACTTATAATGGTGGTGGTGATTTAGATGAACATAATGGTAGATTTTGCAAAACTCCAGAATATCCAAATGGAGTTTATGCATATTTCTCACCCATAAATCCTACAATTAATGATGATGATGGTGCATTTAAAAATTTTAGAAGACCTCAATTCCCATATTTTATAGGTAATTCATATAAGCATCAATTGATAGATTATAACTTTGATTCTCAATCAAATCAAGATGCAATAGATCTTAATAAAACAAATTTAGTTAGAAATACTTCTCCTTATAATTTCCTTCTTGGGGATACAAGTTACGATTTTCTGGTAGATCCTAGCAATATTCATAAACAAAGAACTTACGTTAAATCCACTACTTCTGGTGTATTGCAAAGTGTAGGAATTAATACTGGTGGATCTCAATATAAAGTTGGTGATGAAGTAGTATTTGAGGATATTGGTTCTAGTGGATATGGAGCAAAGGCATCTGTTAAATTAATTAAAGGTAAAACTATTAATCAAGTTAGTGTTGCTAACACTGAGTTTCCTAATGTAGAATTTATACTTGGAAGAAATGTTAGTGGATTCGTTGGATATACTACTAATCCACATAATTTTAATGCAGGAGATTCTGTACGTATTTCTGGATTAAGTACTACTGGTATAAGAAATAACTCTATTAAAACAATTGGAATTACTACTGATACATTTAAATTATTCAAATCTACAGGCGCAGCTTCTGCTACTGGAATTGTAACTTATTTTGATTTGGATAGAGTTGCTGATATAAAGGAAAATGATCTTTTAGGAATAGGAACTGAATGTGTTAAAGTTTTAAATATAGATTATGATTCATCTAGAGTTAGAGTAATAAGAGAATATAATTCTACTGTAGGTGGTGCTCATACTGCAAATAGTCTTGTTTCTCAAAAACCAAGAAGTTTATTCTTTAACTCTAATACTAGGTTAGAAAATTCCAACCTAAGATTAAATAAAGAATTGTATTTTAATCCTAAAGAATCTGTTGGGTTAGGAACTATTGCTGGAGTTGGTGTAGGATCTACTTTAGTGTTCTCTAATCCTGGAGCAGGATTAAGTGAAATATACATTTCTACTAAATCATTGTATTTTAAAAATCATGGATTAGAGACAGGAGATGTATTAACATATAGAACAAATGGTGGAACTGCACTTGGAGTTTCTACTGATGGAATCATGGATTTCACTCTTGATAATGGACAGACTCTTTATGCATATAGAGAGTCCGATAATATAATTGGAATTGCTACTCAAAGAGTTGGATTGGGTTCTACTGGAATGATGATAGGGATTAACCAAGGGAACCTTACTATAAGTACTTTATATTTTACTGGAATAGGAACTGGAGTATATCATAGCCTTAAGACTAACTTTGAAAATACTTTAACTGGCACTATAAGTAGATCTTTAGTTACAGTATCTACTGCTTCTACTCATGGTCTTAAAGTAAAAGATGATGTTCTTTTAACTGTTCAACCAGGAATAACTACTACTATAAAAGTAGCATATAATGATTATAATAGAAGATTAGTAATAGATCCTAGAACATTTGCTTCTGGTGATGTTAATATTAATAATAATACTATTACCATACCTAGACATAATTATGACAATGGAAGAAAAGTTATTCATACTGCGACTACCTCTTCTGGCGGACTTGTAGATAATAGAATCTATTATGTTTCAGTAGTAGATAAAAATACTATAAAATTATCTAATAATTATTATGATTCTATACATTTAAATCCTAAAGTAATTAATATTACTAGTGCATCTGCTGGTACTATTTCTCCTATAAATCCTCCAATAAAACTAGAGAAAAATTTAAAATTATATTTTGATTTATCAGATTCTTCTTTATCATTTAGTGATGGTGGAGTTTCTTATAGTGCTTTTGATTTTAGACTTTATACTGATTCAAATCTTAATAATTCATTCTTTACTTCTGGAGAAACTGATGACTTTAATGTGGTTAGTTCTGGAAGTATTGGTATAGATGCAAATGCAAATCTTACAGTTAAGAATGTAAGCGAAATTGATAAACCATTATATTATAATTTAATTCCAACAAGTCTTAGTGGAAATACTGCTGTTAAGACTGGAATAATTAGGGATGTTGATAATATTGATAATTCTAATTCTGCTACTTTATTACATAACCCACTAACAGGATCTCATAATTTAGTTGGAGTAGGAACTACTACATTCTCGTTTGTATCTTCTAATATTCCTCAAAAATTAGAATATACTTCTTCTGATGGTTTGTTCTCTTATATTACTAATTCTAAAAATGTTGAAGGATCTATATTTAATGTTCAAGTTGAACATAGAGGATATGAGTATAGAACATTACCTGGAATTAGTACTATAATAT